TTACTCGGATATAATTTCAAAATTTATACTGATAATAACTTCGAGGATGAGTTTGTTTCTACTGGTGCTGGAACGACATTTAATCTTGGTTATGGAAGCACCATTGGAAATGTAGGTGCAGCATTAACTATTTCATATGATTCAAATTTACCAGAAAAACTTTATTATAACTTAGAAAAGTCTGGATTTATAAACACTGCTGATACTTCAGTTAAAAATTACTCAGAAATATCTTTCATTGATAGTAAATATAACGGAAAATATAGTGTTGTTGGCGTAGCAACAACAACATTTGATATAGTTCTCAAAGAGTCACCAGAAAAACTTTCTTATACTGAAAGCGACTGTGATGTTCTAAAGTATACTACAACATCGACAAGTGCAAGTGGACCTATTGATAAATTAAAAATTGTTTCAAACGGTTATGGATATAAAAAACTTCCAATTGTAGAGGATATTACAACTACAAATGGAAAAGACGCTTATATTCTTGCAAAATCAACCACTGTTGGCAAAGTAAATGAATTAAGGATTAAAAACGAAGAGTTTGAGTATCCATTCGATTCAACACTAAACCCAACTGCATCTGTATCTCCAGTTATTGTTACAACAAATTCAAATACTTTAGAATCTATAAGAGTTACTAGTGGTGGTAATGGATATAGCAATGCACCCGATGTTGTAGTTGTTGATTCTTCCACTGGCAATAAGATTGATAGTGGTGTTTTAAAAGCAAATATTATTGGAGAATCTATAAACTCCATAACAATAGAAGATAGTCCTAGAGGTCTTCCCGAAAATACTGTTAAAATATTTACTACCAACAATAGTAACGGAATTAGTATTCAAAGAGTAGAATCTAATTCTACTGGAATATTTACTTGTTCTATAACAGTGCCTCCACTTGGATTTGCAGAAAATCCTTTTTCTGCTGGTGATGAAGTCTTTATTGAAGGTATACAAAAAGTAAGTTCTACTGGTTCTGGATTTAATTCTGAAGATTATGGTTATAGGTTCTTTGTCGTAGATAGTTACGTTTCTTCTTCTCCTTACGATAAGGTTGTTTTTGATCTTTCTAGTTCTTCTAATGGTGGATTGACCACAAATACAGGAATTGCTAAGACAATCCAAGAAGGATATGGTACTTTAATACATGAAGATGATTATCCAACTTTTGAAATTACTCAGAAAAGATTACAATTTAGTATAGGTGAGAAAATTGTTTCTAACAACATAGAAAGAGATTTGTTTATTTCCAGTTACGATGGAACAATTTTAAAAGTATCAGGAACGTATGAATTATCAGTTGGTGAAATTATAAAAGGTAAAGAATCTGGAACAATAGCAACAATTAGTGAAATAGAAGGTAACTCTGGAATTTTCAAAGTATCATATTCAATACCCAAAAATATTGGATGGACAAATGAAACTGGAAGATTGGATTATGATAATCAGGTAATTCCAAATAATGATTATTATCAAAATCTTTCATACTCAGTTAAGAGTAGCAAAGAATATAGAGAAGTAGAAGCTTCTATCAAACCTTTATTACATACAAGTGGATTGAAGGATTTTGCCGATACTGGCATTACCTCAACTTCCAATGCTTCTGATCTTGATGGTATAGATGGAAGTACTGTTATCCGTGATTTTATAGACGATTTAAGAGTAGATACAATTTATGATTTTGATTTAGCACAAGATATTGATATTGATGCAGTAACAGGAAAATCAAAGTATATAAAACTGCAGACTCAAAGATTGACTGATTATACTAATAACATTGGTAATAATGTTCTTGCCATAGATGATTTAAGTAGTCAGTTCTCATACTATGAAAATGATCCTAGTGAATTTTTAAACATTATCAAATTAGATCCAGAATCGTCTTATGAAAATTTCTTAATTAGAGTTACTAATAACAACAATACCGAAGTACAATTCACTGATGTTGTAATATTAAATGATGGGAATGATACTTATCTTTTAGAAAAAGGAAGTGTTTCCAATATTGGAATTGATACAACAAATCACTTATTAGATGAACAATATGGTAATTTTTCAATAGTTGAGGATACCTTTGGGGATTCGTATTTGAGATTTAGTCCCGCAGATGCATATGATACTGATTATGATTTAAAACTTATAAGAAATACATTTACTTCTTCTTCTACTGGAATAGGAACAACTACTATTGGATTTACAAATTTAATTAGTTCTGTTGGAATAGCAACCACTGGAGCAACGGTAAACATTGCATCTTTTGATAGCACTGAATTCGAATCTCTTTATGCAAATGTTCAGATTATCGATAATATAACGAATCAAATGAATTTTGTGGAGTTATATGTTGCTACAGATGGATCAAATACTTATCTTTCCGAATATTATTTCGATTCTGAACAGGATACATCAAATTATTCGAATAATTTTATAGGTTCTTTTGGGGCAAATATTTCTTCTGGGATTTTATCGTTAAATTATACCAACACTTCTTCTAACAGAAATACTTTTAGATCTAAGATTGTTGGATTTGGAACAACATCAACTGGAACTGGAAGTCCTTACAGATTTAAGTTGGATAGACAACCAAATGGATCTGAAAGAAGTGTGATATATCAATCAGACACGACTACAGGGGTTGGAGAAACTTCAGTCTTGTCTATAAGCAAAACATTATTTAATTCGGTAAAATCTTTAGTAGAAGTTAGTATTGGTTCTACCAAGGCTGTTCATCAAGTTATGATGATCCAGGATAACAATAATAATGTTTATGTTCAACATTCTCCTTTACTTAGTGTAAGTGGAATTTCTACACTTGATAGTGCTTCTGGAATAGGAACTTTTGGTGGAGATAATTCTGGATCTGAGTTTGAATTGAATTTCTATCCAGATTCCCAGTATTCCTCCAATAACATTGTAATATCCGCATTCAGTCAGTGTTTCTATAATGATTTAGATGTTGCAAACACACCTCCAGTTCTTGAATATGGAAACACTCAAGAATCTGTTGACCTTAAATTCTACGATTCATTAAATGGAGATAGAATCAATAGAACTAGTTTTACATTAACATCGGAAGGTGTGCCAATTTTTGTAAAAGTATTTGATCCAGAAGATACTGATGCATTAATTTCAACAACTGGCACATTTAATATCACAAATCACTTCTTCAAAGATGGAGAGGAGTTGATTTATACTCCAAAATCAACGATTATTGGAATTGCAACAACTGCAATGACATACACAGATGGAACTGTAACTGACACATTACCTTCCACAGTTTTTGCTGTAGTTGACAACCTTAACTATGATGTATTCCAAATATCGACAGTAAGAAATGGTATTGCAGTATCTTTCACTGATCTTGGTGGAGGAAATGCTCACCAATTTGAGATGTCTAAGAAGAATGAAAAGTCAATTATTGTCATAGATAATCTTATCCAACATCCACTAATCTTTACCAATGTTTCTCACACATTATCTGGTTCCATAGGAACTGGAGTAACTACATTTAACTTAAGTGGTATATCTTCTATTAATCCTTCGGATATTCTAAAAATAGATGATGAGTATGTAAGAGTCAATAATGTTGGTCTTGGAACATCCAGTATTGGTCCTATCACCAATAATGGTTCCTTCAATTTAGTTGAAACTGAAAGAGGATTTGTTGGAACAACAGCAACCTCTCACACGTCTTCAACGCAAGTTGACGTTTATAGAGGTGCATTCAATATTGTAGAAAATAAAATACATTTTACAGATGCTCCTAGAGGAAATCCACAAATTGATAAGACTGAATATAACCTAGATTATGAAACATCGACGTTCAATGGACGTGTATTCTTAAGATCAGACTACACTACAAACAAGATATATGATGATCTATCTGATCAGTTTAATGGTATAGGTAGAACATTTACTTTACAAGTTGGTGGAGCAAATACGACTGGAATTGGTTCAACTGGCGGAAGTGGAATTGTTCTTATAAACGGAATCTTCCAACAACCAACAACAGATAATAATCCACGTGGAAATTTTGATATTCTTGAAGATACTAGTGCTGGAATAAGTACAATAGTATTTTCTGGAATTACAAAACCAAATACGGATCCTTTAGAATATGTTATTTCAAACTATGATGTAAACCAAAATGAAACTCCTAGAGGTGGAATTATTGTTTCTCTAGGGTCAACCCCAGGTCTCGGTTTTGCTCCTCTTGTAGGTGCTTCTGTGACTGCCATAGTTGGAGCTGGAGGTTCTATCTCTGGAATTAATACAGCACTTCCTGGAGGTTCATATGGTTCTGGATATAATGGATTAACTTCAATTGGTGTTACCGTTTATGAAGATGGACACTCTGGTGCAGCTGCCACAATCACGGCATCAGTTGGTGCTGGAGGAACCTTAGCGTTTAATATAGTTGGAGGAGGAACAGGATACACCAATCCACAAATTTATGTGTCTGAACCAACATATGATAATCTTTCTGTAATAGGTGTTTCAAGACTCGGAATTGGTTCAACTACTCTAACTGGTATTGGATTATCAATCAGTTTGAAAGTTGGTCATGTAGATAGCACTGGAATTGGATCTACACACTTTGGGGTTACTGAATTTGATATTACTAAGAGTGGATATAGTTTCCAAAGAGGAGACGTATTTAAACCAGTTGGATTGGTTACAGATTCTAGATTAGCATCTCCCATTTCAGATTTTGAACTAACTGTTGTTGAAACATATTCTGATAAATTTGCAGCATGGGAGTTTGGCGAATTGGACTTCATCGATTCTATCGCAGAATATCAAGATGGTGCAAGACAAACATTCCCATTATTCTATAACGGAGAACTTTTAAGTTTCGAACAAGGTGAAAATTCTAGAATTAATTTAACAAATTGTCTATTAATCTTTATTAATGGTGTTCTTCAAGAACCAGGAGTCTCTTATGAATTTGGAGGAGGAACTTCGTTCAGATTTACAACAGCACCAAAAGTAGATGATAAAATTTCAATTTACTTCTACAAGGGTTCTGCATCAGACATTGAAGTCGTAACCAATATTGCAGAAACAATAAAGAAAGGTGATGTTGTCCAGATTCTTAAGAATAACAATTATCCAGAAACAATATCTCAAGACAAGAGAACTGTAACTGACTTATCTTTCTCCGATAAGTTTGAAACTAATCTCTACTCAGGTCCTGGAATTAGTACAACATATAAACCACTTAGTTGGATTAAGCAAAAATCCGATAAAAAAATAAATGGAGAAAACGTCTCCAAAGCAAGAGATTCTATTGAATCATTGATATTCCCAACTGCAAATGTAATAGGTGATATATCTCTCACCGATACTCAAGTATTTGTAGATAGTGTTGAATTGTTTAAGTACGAAGATCCAGATTTAACTTCTTTTGATGCATTAGTAATTAACGGAATATCAACGGTTACTAGTAATTCTATTGAACTTATTAAAAACTTTACAACAATTCAAGGTGATATAGGTTCTATCGTTGGAATTGCTTCAACAACTACACCAAATCTTGCCATAGAGTTTACATTAGATTCTTTAATTGGTTCAAATTTAAATGTTGGATACCCCATCTACATCTTTGATACTCTAGTTGGAACTGGAGTAACTTCTATCAGTTTTTCTGATAGTGAAGTTATTGGAATTGGGACGACTCATTTGGATAACATTTATTACGTAGAAGCACTGGACAATTCTACCGGTATTATTACTTGTAGAGTTCACTCAGGATCGAATGTGTCTGGAATTGTTACTTCCGGAACTTCTAGTTACCCTGTTGGTAGATATTCTTGGGGAAGATTGTCAAACACCTCCGGTCTTGTAAGGTCAAATCCTGTTGCAATTGGAGTAACTGGAAAGGTTGCATCTGGATTGTCAACATACCCAACAATCCAAAGAAGAAACGTTGGTATAAGAGAAACTGGAGCTCTTCCCAAAGTATTATAAATATCTAAAAAACTATGTTAATATGGCTGCTGTCGTAACAGATCAATTTAGAATACTGAATGCGAATAATTTCGTTGATTCCGTTTTAGATGATAATAACTCATATTATGTTTTTTTAGGTTTACCAAACTCTACTGCTGTCGGATTTGGCAGAACTAGTGATTGGAACTCTAGTAGTAGTGGACCACCAAGTCCAGTTGATAATTTACAATATTTGACACATTATAGAGATACTTCTTTATTTGGTAAGAGAGTAACAAGTGCTAATATTAGAAGAGTTATAAGAAAAGTTGAATGGACATCAAACACTGCCTATGATATGTATAGGCATGATTATAGTATCCTAAATCAAACTCCAAATTCTCAAACAAGTAGACTATATGATTCAAACTATTATGTAATTAATAGCGATTATAGAGTTTACATTTGTATTGATAATGGTTCTTCTGGAACTAATCTTAAAGGTGAAAGATCTAGATATGAACCTACGTCCACTGATCTTCAACCATTTTCTGCAGGATCTGACGGTTACTTGTGGAAATACTTATTCTCAATTTCTCCAAGTGATGTTATAAAATTTGATTCAACCGAATATATTGTAGTTCCAAACGATTGGGATACAACTTCAGATGCTCAAATTCAAACAGTTAGA